ACTTTGTCTAATATTATTTTTGCTAATTCGTTTGACTTTAAACCGTTTTGGTATATATGCTCTTTTAAGTATATTTTACGTTTCTTTTTATCAATAGCAACTTCTGTTAAAGAATCTGGATCAATACTAAAACCAAAATCCATTCCGCAAGACGTTTGTAAGTTATCAGGATTAAATTCACCTATACTCCAATTTTCAAACACAACTCCTTCTGCTTTGTCTAACCAACCACCTAAAATTTTATGTTTGTATTTTTTAAAGTTATTATGCTTTATAGTCTTAATACGTGCTAAGAAGCTTTGTGATAGATTTTCTATATTGTCTAAGTATGTACTATGTATATAGCATATATTGTCTTTAATGCCATTAAAACCTGCTTCAACACCTTTGTCCTCAAAAAACCTTTTATATATCCAATGTTCTTTCGTGACAGGATTCAATATCAGTATTATTCTATTTTGTATTTCTTTTTCTCTAATACTTAAATCTATAGTGTCAAATATATCTTCATCTACTAATTCTTCTGCTTCATCTAATACCCAAGTACTAATTCCTTGTAATGATTTAAGACTTGCTGTTTGATTACCTGCTGATGTTTTAATACCTCTAAATAATATATCTGACTTATTACCTAAATTAACTACTTCTGCTTTGTTTACACTAAATATATTATCAAACCCTAGTAATGTAATTTTTTCTAAGAATTCTGGTATAATAGATAAGTGAGCTGAAACCATAGTATATCTTGTAAACAATATCCTTATGTTTTTAGACATTGTTAATAGTGTGAGAAATACTGTAACAGCAAAAGATTTTCCTGAACCCCTACCACCTGTTATTATGTAGTATCTTGCTTCAGAAGAAAATAGAGCTTGATATTTTTTATTCAGTTTCAGTTTCTACAAAGTTTATTAGTGGCATATTAATACTTTCATCATTTGTAGTAACATCTACTCTTTGTTGAGGTTTACCGTAAAAGTATTCAAAAAATAACTTAACTGCCCACTGTTCTTTTTTATCTAATCCTTGTTCTAAAGACTTTAAAGCTTTTTCGTTCATAGGTGTTAAGTTCTCTATTAACTTTTGTTCTTCTGCTTTGCTTTTGCGACCTGCTCCTTTTCTAGCACCGCCATTATTTATTCGTTTATCCATAATTGAAAAAGATTGATTATTCAATTCTTATTATATAATAGAAATTATTCATATTTATTTAAAACATTCTTACTTGTTGCTTATGTTGTTGTATTCTTTTTATAGCTGATTCGTAATATTCTTTGTCTAACTCACACGCTGTTAAATCATATCCTAAGTTATGACAAGCAATAGCAATAGAGCCTGAGCCTAAGTGAGTATCTAATATCTTATCTCCTTCTTTTGCATAGTTAATAAGCAACCATTCGTAAAGTTTAACAGGTTTTTGTGTTGGGTGCATTCTTACTTCTTTGTTTTTCATATCTTGTTGCATCATTCCACTCCATAACCATCTAAATATTTTTGCAGGTTTATTAAAACTATTCCAAGCCATCTCACAATCTGCAAAATCATTTGAATATTTATCTTGTGTTCTTTTATCCCAAATCAGCCAACTTTTTGTTAATGGTAAATTAAAATAATTACCTCCAAATATTATTTGATTTTTAGATGTTCTAAATAATTCTTTAAAATATTCATCTGTTGGCGTGCTGCTATCCCAATCTCCAACACTTGAGTAATCTTTTCTTTTTGCAACCCCACCTTTTGTTGATTGTGTGTAATTCATTTTATGTATATCAATCCCATAAGGAGGGTCAACAATTGCTAAATCAAAATAATTATCTTCATATCTTGACATTAATTTCATATTATCTTCGTTAGTTATATTCATTTGGTAGCATTAATCTTATACCTAATTCTGTTAAAGCCCATATTCTAATTTGATCTGCATATACTTCAAACTCTTTAGTATTCATTCTAGCAGTACTATTTATTGTTTGCAGTCCTATTTGTTTTTCGTTGATATCTATGCTTTGCCATTCACTTGCAAACTTAACTTTTAATGTATCGTGCATTTCATCAGGAAAATATCCTAACTCATTTGCTAATGGTTGTACTATACAAGCCCAATAGTAATTGTTTTGCATATTACTTCTATTGTTTCTTTGCTTTTTTACCTTAACTATATAATCACTTTCTAACTCTTTAAGGTAATTAAATAGACTTTGTTTGTCCTGATTGTTCTTTATTACAAAGTTCATACTTTAAAAATTTTCTACTTAAACTGTTGTCGTATCTTCTTTTGAATTCTTTACTTAGTATTGTTCTTATGCTTACTTCATCTACGTCAAATTTTTCTGACATATATTTTGAACTGTTAGCGTGTGGGTTATTGAAATAGTAATCTATTAGTTCTTTGCCTAATATTTCAAATTCTTCTTTTGTTCTGTTTTTTCTTCTCATAGTTATTTTAGATAGAAGAAGGACGTAATCAATACAAAGTATAACTGCTGAATTATTATTTAATATTTATTACAACTCCTTCTATCATTTATTTAAAAGGTTCATTTATTCCTCGTTCACCTATTATTTTTTCTTTTGCTCCTTCCCATAACTTATCACGATTCTTACTTAATGACGCTTCAGTTCTTCTAAGGTTTGGCATACCTTCAACAGGTTCGCTATTCATATATTTATTACAACTGCATAAAGCTTCTTTAGCTACCCATTTACCTTCTCTTAATACTATTGTAGCTTTAAGAATATCTTTTTGTTCTTCACCGCATTCACATTTATATATTGTCATTGTAATCTGTCTAATTCAAATTCTAAATGATTAATTGCTTTTTGTATGTCTTGTTGTGCAGGATTGCCTTCTTTTTTTCCTGCTCTTAGTAAATAACTGACTGCCGTACCTGTGTTGTATGTTAAGTCAAAATCTTCTACTACTCTACGTGCTGAATAGCCATATTTTTTACCTGTGTAATAACTTGGCTCTACGTTGTTTTTATAATCTTCCATTTGAATTTTTATATTTGTTGATATTTTCTTCTAATTTTTTATTTTCTTTTTGACCTGTCTTAATTTCTATAAGTATATATAAAAGTATAAATAAAATAAATGTTATTGAAAATAAGATGATCATTTTTTATTACGTTTTAATTTATAAAGCAATACGCTAACAATAGGTGTTCCTAATAATAAAGTTAATAAGCTTGGGTGTGGCTCTCCACATAATCCCGTAATATGTTTTAACATTTCTATCATTTGTATTTTTCGTATAGTTTTTTTATTCCGTCATAACAAGTAGATATACAAGAACCGCAATTTGTTTTAGGATTATAGTTTGTCATATATATAGTGTTGTATAACTCAATCATTTTGGTTTTTGATTCTTGTCCTTTAGCAACACCTGTTTTTAAGTATTGCCATACATCTAATATTTCATCTATAATTTCTTGCGGTAAATCATCTGGCTGCGTCATTTCCGTTGTCTTAGTCCAATATGAATTAGGACAACCCATAGGAGCTAATCTTGCTTTTATTTTCATAAAACACTTACATATCTTGCAACTTCCTGTTGGTTTAAAATAATATTTACAAGCCTTACATATAGCAATTCTATCTTCATAAACGTCAGTAGGAACAAAAAATTTATTCATCTGCTAATTCTTTTTTTAATATTTCTCTTACTTTGCTTATAGTTGTAAATAGACTATTTCTACTTATCTTTGTTTTAGAAGCTAACGAATCAAGTGTATTACCCTCATAATAATAAAGCTTAAATAGTTCTCGATCATACCAACTCTCTAACTTATCTAATTCTTTGTCTATTAATTCTAATTTTTGCCATTGATTCTTTTCTTCTTCATTAGGAAGATTAAAAATGTTCTTATAATTATAATTGCGAGAAACAACATAATCATCACCATAAGTTCTACTACAATTATAAAAACTGCTATCAATGCGAGTATAATATTTTTCATACTTATAATAAAAATTACTTCTTGTGCTTGTTAAAGCTCTACGTAAAGCAACTGCACCATATTTTTTTATTCCTTCAATACCGTCTTTGTCGTATATGTTTTTTAAAGTAGTTGTGTTCATTTGTAAGAAATACAACATTAATTCTTGAACAGCTTCATTTATTTTATTTTCGTCAGTAGTTAATCCAAATGCCATAGTTCTAAACTCAGCACTTAAGTTAGCTATTTCTGAGTAAATTTTATTCATTGACTTGTTCTAATTGGTTTATTTTGTCAACTACTTCGTAAATCATTTCATTAAGTAATACTTTGTAAGCTCTAATTTTTGCTGCATTTCTCTTAGTTTCTAATCCTGCAAAATAACCATTTGTCATTACTGATAAATTTATTGGTATTATCATCAGCCAATCATACCAATTATTTTCTAATTTGCCTTTGCCGTAATTATTATGATATTCAATAATTGTATCTACAACTTCTAAATAATTTGTTAGTTTGTTTTTTGTACTAACATCTTTTGCAAATTCTTCACACATAACAATATACTTTTCTATTATTGCTTTGTGTTGCTCACTTGAATAAATCGGCTGAGTCATATGTCAAACATATAAAAAAAGTTCATTCAATCCCCTTTTCTTTTTTTAAGTTATTAACAGCGTCTTTGTAATAACTGATTTTTTGTTCATAGTCTATTCGAGAAAGCTTAACAGTTGATCGTGCTTTAAATTGTAATTCTTCTGCAGTTCCTGAACCATACTTTGCGTCTAAATTTAAACCAAACTTATACTGCTCACCTTGTCCAAATAAATTGTCTGCTGCTGATTGTGGTTGTACATTTGTTTCGCACCAACGAGTTGCTAAATGCCTT